ATTACTAATTTTGGAGTATTTGTTTCTCTTGGCCTAGTATCTGGTTTAGTCCATGGATCTAAAATGGGTAAACTTACTCCTGAGCAATTTGCAATTAGCAATATGGTTCAAGTAGAAATTATTGACATTGATTTTGACAAGGATAGGCTCTCGTTAGCATTTAAGGGATAAGCATGGAGACAATTAAATCATGGCCTCCAGCATACCTCTCTCCAATTTCCGCACTTCAATTAAAAAATAGTCGTGGATATGATGTTATAGATTTTGCTGAGACATTATGCCGTATTACAGAAGATTCAATTGCAGGTAATGTAGGAGAGAAATTAATCCTGCGTCCCTGGCAGAAAGAACTGCTGATAAATTTATATGCAGAGAATGAAGATGGCCTTCTAAAACATCGTCGTGCTTTGATTGGAATTCCTCGTAAAGCAGGCAAGTCTGCACTACTAGCGACTCTGGTCCTAGAGCAGTTATTGCTTGGAGTAAACGGTGGACAGATTTATTCATGTGCTGCAGATAAAGACCAGGCTAAGATTATTTTTAAAACGGTAAAGAGAATGATTGAGTTAGAACCAGAACTCTCAGCAGTACTACAGACCTTCAGAGATGTAATTTATAATCCAGGTACAGGCACAATATATAGAGCCTTATCGTCAGAGGCGTTCACGAAAGAAGGTTTAAACTCTACATTTGTGGCATTTGACGAGTTGCATAGTCAGCCAAATAGAGAACTTTATGACACTATGTCTCTGTCTATGGGTGCTCGTTTAGAGCCAATGCTTGTAGCAATCACCACTGCTGGAACGAAGTATGACTCATCAGGTAAAGAATCCCTCTGTTTCCAAATGTACAATAGAGGCGTACAACTAGCCAAAGGTGAGGTTGAAGATCCTTCCTTCTTTTTCGCCTGGTATCAAGGTGATGAAAAACTTAACTACAAGGACGAAGATAACTGGAAGATTGCAAATCCATCATATGGAGATATATTATCTGCGGACGATATGAAGTCTGCCGTACTTTTAACTCCAGAGGCTGAATTTAAAACCAAGAGATTAAACCTTTGGACTGACTCAGCCCAGACTTGGATACCTACTGATTCTTGGGATGCACTAACTCTTAAAAACAGAGAACAGATTCCACAAGAAGATGTTATACTTGGCTTTGATGGATCTTTTAACGGAGACTCAACAGCAATAGTTGCCTGGTATTTAGGTGGAGAAAAGCCTCACTTAGATATCCTTGCAATTTGGGAAAGACCAGATGATGCAGATCAGACCTGGTTCATACCTGTTGCTGAAGTAGAACAAACTATTATTGATGCTTATAGAAACCCAGACTATAGTATCAGAGAAGTTGTTTTTGATCCCGCAAGATACTCAAGAACATTTATGTTGTTTGATGAAGAAGGAATGCCAGTGGTGAGTTATCCAAACTCTGCAGAACGAATGGTTCCAGCAACTGCTAAATTTTACGAGGCAGTGATGAATAACTCATTTACACACTCAGGCAACGAAGCATTAAATAGACATGTAGCAAACTCTATGACCAAGACTTCCTCAAGAGGACTTATGATTCAAAAAGCAAACAGTAAAAAGAAGATTGACGCTTGCGTAGCAGCAATCTTTTCTTATGATCGTGCAACAGTGCCAGTACCAGTAAAGCCTGTAGCAAGATTCTATTCACTATAAAGGAGAAGCATGAAAGCAAAGAAACCAGAAATTGATTGGTCACTAACAACAGAAGTTATTGGAGTAAGTCTTGCATCATACGGACTATTCTTAATATTTCCACCAATTAGTTTTATTGCTTTAGGTGGCTTTTTAATCTGGGTAACGGAGAAAGAATAATGACTGCTGGAATATACAACTTCACAATTGACCAGGGTGCTCAATACACCACTCAAATTATTTGGGCAGATAGTAGTGGCAACCCAATTGACCTAACTAGTTATACTGCTGCTATGCAATTGCGATTACAGGCTGCTTCTCCAAATCCTTCTGCTTTAGATTTAACCTCTTCTAATGGAGGCATTACAATTACACCACTTGCTGGAGAGATGGATATTCTTATGACTTCCGCACAAACAGGGGCTCTTGATTCAGGATTTTATGTTTATGATTTAGAAATCGCACTTGGATCAGTTGTTACAAGAATAATACAAGGACAGATCACAGTATCTGCACAGGTGACTCAATAATGGCTACTAATCAAGTTATAGTAAATGAAACTAATAATACAGTAACAGTGCTTGATGGACCAGAAGGTGCTTCAGGTCCTACTGGTTCTACTGGTGCAACTGGTTCTACTGGTGCCACAGGCCCTACAGGATCAACTGGTTCTACAGGAGCAACAGGTGCCACAGGACCAACAGGTCCTACAGGCGTAACTGGAGACACTGGTCCAACTGGACCAACAGGTGTTACAGGTGATGCAGGTGTTACTGGTGATACAGGTCCAACAGGTCCCACAGGAGTAACTGGTGATGTAGGTCCTACAGGACCAACAGGTGTTACAGGAGATACTGGCCCTACAGGAGTTACAGGAGATATTGGTCCAACAGGACCCACAGGAGTTACAGGTGACACTGGACCAACAGGTCCTACAGGAGTCACTGGAGATACTGGAGCAACAGGCGTAACTGGAGACACTGGTCCTACAGGACCAACTGGTGTTACAGGAGATGCTGGAGTTACAGGTGCTACTGGAGTCACAGGAGATACTGGACCAACAGGAGTTACTGGAGACACAGGCCCAACTGGGCCTACTGGTGTTACTGGCGATACAGGAGTAACTGGAGTAACTGGAGACACTGGTCCTACAGGACCTACAGGTGTTACAGGAGACGCAGGAGTTACAGGTGTTACAGGAGCAACTGGACCTACAGGTCCTATAGGTGTAACTGGAGACACAGGACCAACAGGTCCCATAGGTGTCACAGGAGTTACAGGTGATACTGGTCCTACAGGACCAACAGGAGTCACAGGAGATATTGGAGTAACGGGTGCTACAGGCCCTACAGGAGTAGGCACCACTGGTGCTACTGGACCTTCAGGTGTTACTGGTGTTACAGGAGATACTGGTCCTACAGGACCAACAGGAGTAACTGGAGATATTGGAGTCACTGGTGTTACAGGTGTGACAGGAGCGACGGGACCAACAGGTGCTGGAGATTTAACTGCGGGACCAATAAGATCCACAGCAGGAACATCAAGTATTGATTCACAAACAGGTACAGGTAATACATTTGTAATGAGTGCTGGAGATCCAGTAGTCACAAGTGGAATGCAAATTGATGGAATTGATATTAACAATGGTACTGGTTCAGGATTTGGTAACATTGCTATTGGTAATAATGGAAACCTTTCAAATTTAACTACTGGTGATCAGAACACAGCAATTGGTTCAAGAGGACAAGTAGACACAACAACTGGTAGAAACAACCTCAGTATTGGTTCTGATGTTATGCGATACAATGTTACTGGTGATGATAATGTTGCTATTGGAAACTTTGCTCTTGGTGCTCAAACAGCAGGTAATAACAATCTTGCAATTGGTGGTAGTGCTTTAGGTTCTTTAACAACTGCAAATGCCAACACAGCAATAGGTGGATCAGCATTATTTGATAATACAACAGGTGCAGGAAATGTTGCAATTGGAAACAATGCACTTGGTAACAACACAACTGCTAATAACAATCTTGCAATTGGAAACAATGCACTTCAAAATAATACAACTGGTAATGGAAATGTTGCTATTGGTGGTTCTGCTTTGGCTGCAAATACAACAGAATCACAAATGGTAGCAATTGGATTGAATGCTTTGGCTGCAAATACAACTGGTCAAGGAAATATGGCAGTTGGTAATGGTGCACTTGAGGCTAATACAACTGGTAATTCAAATCTTGCTTACGGTTCAGGAACCCTTCTTGCAAACACTACTGGTTCTGACAATGTTGCCTTTGGTGGTCAAACACTTAATGCAAATATTACGGGATCAAGGTCTATAGCAATTGGTAGTCAAGCACTCAGTGTTAATACAGTTAGCGATCAAACTGCAATTGGTTTTAGAGCACTTTATGCTAATACTACTGGTGCAAACAATACTGCAATTGGTTCATCAGCACTAGTTGATAACACTACTGGTGGTGAGAATGTTGCTATTGGTGCTAGTTCTCTTGCAAATAACACAACAGGTGGCAACAATGTTGGTATTGGTCAAGCAACACTCCTTGATAACACTACTGGTGGTAATAATATTGCCGTTGGATCTGGTGCACTTGAAAACAACACAACATCAAGTGATAATACAGCAGTAGGAGTTGCAGCACTATTTGATAATACTACTGGAGCACGAAATACTGCTATTGGTGGGTTTACTCTTACAAATAATATTACTGGTAGTGATAACATTGCAATTGGAAACAATGCTTTGCTTACTGCAACTGCTCCATCAGGAATTATAGCAATTGGTAGTGGTGCTCTTCAAAATAATACATCAGGTTCTTTATTATTTGCTCTTGGTCAAAATGCTCTTGTAGCCAATACGACTGGTGTTCAAAATACAGCAATTGGTAATTCAGCAATGGCTGCTAATACTACTGGTGGAGGAAGCGTTGCAATTGGTGCTTTTTCTCCATTAGGTGCAAATACAACAGGATCAGGACATGTTGGAGTTGGTAATGCAACTCTTTCACTTAATACAACTGGTATTCAAAATACAGCAGTAGGTGGTCTTGCGCTTCAAGCAACTGTTGTTGGTACTGGTAGCACTGCAGTTGGAAGACAAGCACTTCAGCAAACATCATCAACAATAGCAACTCTTGGAGCAATTACTGGTGGTTCAGGCTATACAGATGGAACATATCTTGCAGTTAGTTTATCACAAAACGTTAATACTTTTATATTGCCACAAGCAGATATAGATGTATCAGGTGGAGTTGTAACAACAGTTACAATTACAGGTACTGGTGTTGGAATTCAAGCAGGATCAGTTCTTACCTTTGCTGCATTTGCTGCACCTGCAGGTTTATTGACTGGTGCTGGATTCTCTGTTCCTGTTTCTACAGTAAATACTGGTACTCAGAATACAGCCCTTGGATGGCAAGCAGGACGATTTAATATTACAGGCTCACGAAATGTGTTCCTTGGATATGCTGCAGGTATAAATGAACTTACCTCTGATAATCTATATATCTCTAACACAAATACAGCAACACCTTTAATCAAGGGTAAGTTTGACTCTGCTGGTGGAAATCTTGGATCTGTACGAATTTATGGTGATTTACAATTAACTACAAAGACTCCAGCAACTGCTGCTTCTACAGGCACTACAGGAACAATTACCTGGGATGCAGATTATATTTATATCTGCACAGCAACTGATACTTGGAAGCGAGTAGCAATCAGCACATGGTAAAATTAACTAAGGGAAAAGGGTAATCAAATGAGTCTATCCAAAAGACTAAAGGCATCTGAAGAAGCCAGAGATATGAACAGTCAGTATATATTACCTCTAATTCCTCCTCGTCCTTTATTTGGTGTTGCCAATACAGGTACATATGTTGATACAGAGTCTGCTATTCGTACATCTACCGTTTATTCTTGCGTAAGACTACTTGGAGATACTATTTCTTCATTGCCAATGGGTGCATATGTACGCAGAGGACGCAATCGTTTATCT